CCCGGCAAAAAAAGCGAGCGCCGCGGCGAGGCCGTCGAGTTTCAGCGGAAGTTCGGCACGCTGATGGCGCATTGGTAAATCTGTACCGGAGAGGCACCGGGGAAAGGATCGCAACCGCGTCGGATATGAACGTCATTGCCTCCAGTTCGGACGTGTATCTGCCGTTCAATATAACCAAATGGGGAAAAATATCTTGACATCGTGACGCTGTTTCGGTACATCCTGCAACAGTCGAGAAATCGCGATTCGGGTCTGCCTCCCCTGAGGCGGGCCCGTTTTCATTTGGAGGATGCGCGTGGCGAAACGGGGTGGACCAAGAGCGAAGGCAGCGGAGCTGACCATAGTCGGCGGCGCCACGCCCAGGGCTCGCAAGCCGCGAAGGAACGACTGGACCAAGGCCAAGGAGGAGACATTCCTGACGACGCTCGCGGAGACCTGCAACGTCACGCATTCGGCCGCGACGGCGGGCGTGTCGGTGGCGGCCGCATACAATCGGCGCAAGGCGAATGCGGCGTTCCGCGCGGGTTGGGCGGAGGCGATCGGGACTGCGTATCAGCGGCTGGAGCTGGTGATGCTCGACCGCGCGCTCAACGGAACCGAGAAGATCGTCGTCCGCAAGGACGGGTCGGAAGAGCGGATGCGCGAGTATCCGAACCAGATCGCGCTGCATCTTTTGAAGATGCACCGCGACAGCGCGATGGAGGCTCTAGCCGAACCTGCGGAAGGGGAGGTCGAGGAGCTTCGCGAGCGCCTATTTGAAAAGCTCGAGCGGCTGAGGAAGCGCGAAGAATCTCGGGACGCCGCCGAGTGAGTCCGAATGAATTGCGGGCGCAGACCATCGCGCTCGCCAAAGCCAAGCCGCATGTGAAGCGGCGCATCATCAACGGCATGACCTTCCAGGATCTGCTGGACACGGATGCCGAATACGAAAGGTGGATCCACGAAGGACAGATGGAGCCTGCCGGGGACGGTTGGCGAACCTGGCTGATGATGGCCGGGCGCGGGTTCGGGAAGACGCGCGCGGGCGCCGAATGGGTGGAGAAGATCGTGCGCAGCCGGCCGGGCGTTCGCATCGCGCTGGTCGGAGCGACGATCGACGAGGCGCGGCGGGTGATGGTCGAAGGCGTGAGCGGAGTCCTGAGCGTCGCGAAAAGGCGGCGGCATCGGGTCAAATGGGAGCCGAGCATCGGGCGGCTGCGCTGGCCGAACGGAAGCGAGGCGCAGCTGTTTTCGGGCGACAATCCGGACGGGCTGCGCGGCCCGGAGCATGATTTCGCCTGGTGCGACGAGCTCGCCAAGTGGCGCGAGGCCGAAGCGGCGTGGATGAATCTGCAGATGGGCCTGAGGCGCGGGAGCCGGCCGCGAGCGCTGGTGACCACCACTCCGCGGCCGATCGATCTGCTCAAGCGGATTCGGGAGGCGGAGTGGACCGTGACCACGACTGGACGGACGGACGAGAACGTCAACCTGGACGACAAGTTCGTGCAGGTGATGACCGCCACGTACGGCGCGACCCGCATCGGCCGACAGGAGCTGGACGGAGAGCTGATCGAGGAAATCGAAGGGTCGCTGTGGCCGCGGGAGTTGATGGAAAAGGCGCGTGCGTCCCTGGACTTCGCTCGGGACGAACGGGCGCTGGACCGGATCGTCGTCGGGGTGGACCCGCCAGCGGGGGTCGGAGCCGGATGCGATGCCTGCGGGATCGTGGTGTGCGGACGGCGCGGGGACGATCTTTACGTCCTTGCCGACGAGACGGTGGAAGGCTTGACGCCCGAAGGGTGGGCGAACCGGGTTTCGGCGGCTGCGGCGCGGTGGGGCGCCTCGATCGTCGTCGCGGAGGCGAACAATGGCGGGGCGATGGTGGCGAGCGTCCTCAAGGCCGCTGATTGCCCGGTGAAGGTGAAGCTGGTGCATGCGTCGAAGGGCAAGGTGGCGCGGGCGGAGCCGGTGGCGTTGCGATTCGAGGCAGGGAAGGCGTTCCTGGCCGGGTGGTTCCCTAGCCTGGAGGACCAGATGGCGGGGATGATCGCGGGCGGCGAATACCAGGGGCCGGGGCGCTCTCCGGACCGCGCCGACGCGATGGTCTGGGCGATGACGGAATTGGGTGAGACGAGGTCGGGATTGCCGCGAGTGCGGCGGCTTTAGGAGTGGTCAACAATGTTTATTGATGTGGCAGAAAATTGGCCTAGCTTGTTACTGAAAGGTATCGAGCATGGCCCAGTTCACGAATACGACCTTTGAAGGGGGCAATATAGATCTTGATGGGAATGCGTTCGAAGGATGCACGTTTAAGAAATGCACACTGATTTATCGGGCAATTGGGGGCGTGCAGATAACGGGCAGTAACTTCGATGAATGTACTTTCGCATTTGACGGCCCTGCAGGTCTAACGATCGAGTTTCTGAAATTTCTCTACCACGGCTTTGATATCGGTCCTGAGCTCGTAGAAAAGCTCATTGACGATCTTATAAAGGCGCCTCCGGAGCAGCCGGTGATTACTGCGCAGGAGAGTGCGCAATGACACGTCGGGCACCACCGCTGCGCGCACCGCGCCAAGCAAGCACCGGCTCTGCGAACACGGCTCAGGACAGCAGCATCAAAGTCATTCGGACTAATCCGTCCGCAATTACTTTGCATACGATTGAGGATCACGAATTGACGACACTCGCAAACATGAGCCGACCATACTCGTTGGCATTTGCAACTACTGCCCTTGGCGCCCTGCTGGCACTTACGCCAAATGTTCTCGATATAATCGGCCATCGAAAGACGGGCCTTTCAATGGCGGAAGTCGAAACGCTGTTGCTTGCCGGGGCTTGTCTTGCTGGCGCGATCATCTTTGGGGTTGTTGCGGCGCGAGGTGTAATCGAAGCGAACAGGACCATTAAGGCGATTAGATCGCGTCCAGCCTCTCCAGCTTGAGTTTCAGAGCGGAGCTAACACCGGAGCATTCCCGGTAGCCGCTTGACCCTAATTGAAGGAAACAACATGGCATTTTGGTTCGGCCGCAAGAGCGCGCCGGAGCCGGTGCGGGCGTTTGTGCCTGCCTGGCTCGGCGCGAGTGGTGGCGGCGAGGGATTTGCGCGATCCTATGAGGCGCAGTTCGACGAGGTTTATCGCAACAACCCGGTCGGGCAGCGCGCGGTGCGGCTGCTGTCGGGGTTGCTCGGGTCGCTGACGATCTATTCGGCCGAAGGTGATGACGCGGCGGCGAAGCTGGTGTCGCCGGAGTTGATCGAAGGCGTCGGCGCGGCGCTGCTCTTGAACGGCAATGCTTATGTGCAGCTGCTGAGCGATGCGGACGAGAAGCCGGCGGAGCTGGTGATGCTTCGGCCGGAGCGGGTGAGCGTCGAGACGGATTCGAACGGCTGGCCGGTCGCCTACAAATATCGCGCCGGCGGCAGGACCGTTCGGTTCGCGAGGGCGGACGGGCTTGGCCGGACCTTGGTCGCGCATATCCGTTCGCTGCATCCGCGCGACGATCATTACGGGATGGGCTGCCTGGACGCGGCAATCGCGGCGGCGAGCGTTCACAACCGGGCTAGCCGATGGAACAAGGGCCTGCTCGACAATGCGGCTCGGCCCAGCGGGGCCTTGACCTATGAGCCGGCGGACGGGGCCTTCCTGTCTGGCGAGCAGTTCGCGCGGTTGAAGGCGGAGCTCGAAGCGGAGTTTTCCGGAACGCAGAACGCCGGGCGGCCGCTGCTGCTCGAGGGCGGGCTCAAGTGGCAGGCGCTGAGCCTCACGCCCGCCGACATGGATTTCGCGGCTTTGAAAGAAGGCGCGGCGCGAGACATCGCGCTCGCCTTCGGCGTTCCCCCGGTGTTGGTCGGGCTGCCGGGGGATGCCACCTATGCCAATGCGCGCGAGGCGGGGCGGGCGCTGTACCGCCAGACGATCCTGCCGATGGCGGGACGGATCCTGGGCGCGCTGTCGGCGATGCTGAGCGGCTGGATGGGGCCGGTGCGCCTTGCGGTCGACACCGACCAGATCAGCGAGCTGGCCGAGGACCGGGCGAAATTGTGGGAGCAGGTCGGGGCGGCGAGCTTCCTCAGCGACGCCGAGAAACGGGATCTGCTCGGCTTCGCAGCGGAGAAAGCGGAATGACGAACGACGCGTTGCTCGCGACGCTGGTCGCGCAGAGCGAGGGCAAGTGTCTGGACGTAGTGACCTTGCGCGCGCTGGTGGAGGAATCGAGCCAGGCCGGGGCGCGGCGGGCGCTGGGGGCGCTCGGGCTCGATGACGAACGAGCGCGGCGCGATATGGACGAATTGCGCGAGCTTCTGGGCGCGTGGCGCGATGCGAAAAGGACGGCGTGGCGGGCGGTGGTCACGTGGCTGATCCGGATTGCTCTTGCAGCGTTGCTGATCGGGATCGCGGTACGGCTTCGATTGACAGGGTTGGTGAGCGGATGAGGTTCGCCGGATACGCGGCAGTGTTCGACCGGCCGGATAGCGGCGGCGACGTGGTGAAGAGGGGCGCGTTCGCGGAGGCCGTGAAGCGCGTTGGCGATGTGCCGCTTTTGCTGCAGCACAAGGGGCAGCCGGTTGGGCGGATCGAGCATCTGAGCGAGGACAAGCGCGGGCTGCGGGTGATTGCGAGGGTCGAGGATCCCCGCGTCGGCGAACTGGTGCGGCTGGGGCTGCGCGGGCTGAGTTTTGGGTATCGGGTGCGGGAGGCGAGCGCGGCGGAGGGGATGCGCGAGTTAAGGGCGCTCGACCTTGTCGAAGTCAGCCTGGTCAAGCGGCCGATGCAGAAGCTGGCGAAAGTGCATGCCGTGGACGCTTGAGCGGAGTTCCTGCTTACGCGGGGGTGACGAGGAAGAGGTGACGAGGGTCGCGGGAAATCGCGACCCTTTTTCTTTGGGAATTGGAACGGGAGAACGTGAATGGTGGAAGTGAAGGCGGATGCGCTCGAGGAGAGCTTCGAGCAATTCGAGCATGACGGCGTCGCTGCGCTGAAGGCGGAGCTGGACGTGCTGAAGGCGAAGATCGCCAACGGTGCGATCCAGGGGCAGCGGCCGGCGCTCGACGGCGTGAAATCGAAGGACACAAATATATTCACCGAACAATATTTGCGGCGTGGAATTGAAGCGGGGCTGGAGACCAAGGCGCTGGGAAGTTCTTCCGATTCCATCGGCGGTTATGCGGTGCCGAGGGAAATCGACGAGCAGATCGACAGCACGCTCAAAGCGATCTCGCCGATCCGTTCGATCGCCAATGTCGTCAAGGTCGGAAGCGCCGGCTATCGCAAGCTGATCGCCAGCGGCGGGACTCCGTCGGGCTGGGCCGGCTTCGAGGCCGACCGGCCGGAAACGGGGACTGCGACCTTCACCGAGATCGTACCGGCTAGCGGAGAGCTCTATGCCAATCCCGCGGCGAGCCAGCAGATGCTCGACGACGCGATGTTCGACGTCGAGGCCTGGCTCGCGCAGGAAATCGCGACCGAGTTCGCCCGGGCCGAAGGCGCGGCATTCGTCGCCGGCACGGGGCTCAACCAGCCGCTCGGCTTCCTGAGCTCGCCGACTTCGGCGGCACTCGACGGCGTTCGGCCGATGGGGACTCTGCAGACGCTCGGGACCGGCGTTGCCGGTGGCTTTGCGGCCAGCGACCCGGAGGACGTGTTGATCGATCTCGTCCAGTCGCTGCGCTCGCCGTACCGGCAGGGCGCGATGTTCGTGATGAACTCCGCGACGGCAGCGGAAATTCGCAAGTTCCGGACCGCGGACGGCGCCTTCATGTTCCAGCCGAGCCTGGCCGCGGGCCAGCCGGCGACCTTGCTCGGCTATCCGCTGATCGAGGCGGAGGACATGCCGGACATTGCGGCGGGATCGCACTCGATCGCATTCGGCAATTTCAAGGCCGGCTATGTGATCGCCGAGCGCAATGCGACGACGATCCTTCGCGATCCTTACACGCACAAGCCCTACGTCCACTTCTATGCGACGAAGCGCGTGGGCGGGCAGGTCGTGAACTCGGAAGCGATCAAGCTTCTTCAATTCGCCTAAGCTCGTCGCTCTCCCTCGCTGCGGGCACAATGCGCCCGTCGTGCGTTCTCCGAGCAGGCGCACGGGTTGAGGGGAGCTGAGCTTGAGCGATCATCCGGCAGGGGTAACGCGCCGTTCGGTCATGCACATGACCGGCGCCGCGCTGCTCCTGCCGGCTCTCTATTCCCTCATTTTCCTGGAGAAGCGGCGGATGACATTCACGCCGAAATTCGTCGACCTTGTGCGCAACTACACATCGACCGTGGGGACAGGACCGTTCGTCCTTGGACCCGCCGTCAACGGCTTCGTCGGCTTTGCGGGCGCCTTGCAGCCCGGCGAGCAATTTTATTATTCCGCGATCGGCGTCGACAAGCCCGACGAGCATGAAGTCGGACGTGGGATACTGGAAGCGGACGGCACCATCGGCCGCTCGCCCATCAATGGCTCGCTCACCAATTTTTCGAGCGGGACCAAGACGATCGCCGTGATCGCCGCAGCGGAGTGGTTCAACCTCATCCAGAGCGGGGGTGCCGGAACGGCGACTGTCGCAAGCAAGTCCAAACTTGCCGCCGCAGCGGCGACGCAAGGCGCCGTCCTGCTTTCGCAAAGCGGCGCCGAAGGCTTGTTCGTCTTCGACGGGTCGGACCTGTCGGCGGAGGTGGCTGCGGATGCGAGACAGGGTATCCATATCGCGCCGGAGTCAGAGCCGACTGGCGCTTCGGGCGCGTGGGTTCGTGCAGATCGCGACAGCGTCAACGCCTTCTGGTTCATGACCGAACCGGAAGTCGCTGACGTCCGCGCCTTCGGATACACGCAGAATGTCACCGATGCGTTGCGAGCGGCGTCGGGCTACATCGAGAAGGCTGGCGGCGGCACGCTGCTCCTGCCCAAGGGCGGCTATCTCGTCGGACAGCAGACGTTCAACGGCACCGCATTGGATGGCGTCACCGCGGTTGCTTACGCTCCCGAAGAAATCATCACGATCAAGAACTGCGACAAGGCCGTGAAGATCAGCGGCTATGGCGCGGTGCTGAAGGCGGCGAATGGGCTTCGCTACGGTTCGTTCGATCCGGCGACGGGCGCTCGCTACGACCCGCCGTCAATGCCGTTCCTCGACTATCGTTACTATGGCTATCCGTATCGCGGGATGATCAATGTCGAGGGCAACGCCTCCGTCAGCGTCGAGGGTGTGGAGCTGGACGGAAATTCCGCGAACATGATCATCGGCGGCTATTTCGGCGACAGCTATTGGCAGCTCGAAGGTTCCGGCATCTGGAACCGCAACAACGGCTCCGTCTCGATCCGGGATGTCCATTCCCATCACCAGCCTACGGACGGCTGCGTGACCTCGCAGACAGGACTGACCGAAAATTCGCTCGCGAAGCCGTTCACAATGGAGAACGTGCGGCTGCTCTATAACGGGCGCCTCGGATTGGCCCTGACCGGCGGCATGGGCTGCTCGTTCACCAACTGCGACTTCTCGATGACCGGACAGGTGATGAATGCGTCGCTGGGCGCGAAGCTGCAATCGACGCCTGGCTCCGGAGTCGACATCGAGGCGGAAGGCACGCTGATCCGCAATGTGAAGTTCTCCAACTGCCGTTTCCTGGGCAACTGGCGCCGGGGCCTCGTTGCCGCTTCCGGCTATTCGAAGGGGGTGACGTTCGAGAATTGCACGATCGAGAGCGCTGTCGTGTCGCGCTTCCGCTACTCATTCGAAAGCTGCACGTTCGTCGGGTTCACGAACTTCGGCATCCCGCTGACGAATGAATATCTTCCCGGCACGCCTGCCACCACAGCAGACGACGGGATGCACTTCCACAAATGCCGTTTCGTCTATGACGATGCGCTGTCGGGCACCGGCACCATGGCCGATGCATCCCGCAGCCTGTGGGACGAAACCAATTGGTGCCGCTTCGTTGACTGCTCCATCGACACCGCCACGCAGCTGCTACCGTCGGTGGTACACACGCTGTCGGAATCCAGCCCAGTGTTCGAGAATACCGACTGGCGATCGAGCAATCCCGGCGCAGTACAGATCAACGGATTCTGGCGCGGACAGAACAACATCATCGCGGCTGGCCCCGTCCTCCTGGACGTTGGGACGAACAGCCGCATCGACAGCGGCAACATATACCTGAACGGCGTTGGCCAGGCGAGCGCACCGAAGGTCTCGGACGGCGATTACGGAGACGTCAAGGTCAGCGGGTCCGGATCTGCTATGACGGTGGAGAGCGCCACCCTCGCGGCTTCGATCTTCGCTGTGAACGTTCCGAAAGCGACGGACTGCAACATCAACTTGAACGGTGACGCGGGCCAGCAGAAAGCGGTCCAGTTCACCACAGGGGGCCTCAACCGCTGGATCTTCGCATCCGACAATGTGGCCGAGTCCGGGTCAAACGCGGGGTCGAATTTCGGGATCGTCCGCTACGACGACGCCGGCGGATATCTGGGATATTCGCTGACGATCGCCCGCTCGACCGGCAACGCCACGTTCAACGGCAACTGGAACCTGGCGGGCGGCAAGGCTTACCAGGTGAATGGGATTCAGGTGGTCGGGCCTCAGGGCGCAGCGGTGCCCGACCTGACCGCGAGTGCCGCATCGGGCATGCTTCCATCGGCGGACGGAAGGATCGTCATTTCGGACGCAGCGGCCCCTACCGGCGACGAGCTTCTGGAATATTGCGTGGAGCTCGACGCAAAGTTGAAGACCCTCCTCGCGCGCGTTCGCCAACACGGACTGATCGCATGAGCGTCGGCGCTACGCCGATGAGCGAAAGATCGGTGTCGGAACAGCCCAAGACCCAGAGCGGGCCCAAACCGCCGCGCAAGCGACAGATCGTCGCCAAGTCAGACGCGATGGCAATTCCAGAAGCGCTCTGACCCGCGCCGTCAGCAAAACCGAAGGACAGCAATGACATTTCTTCTGAAGGACCCTGACGCGGTCCTCGACTATTCCGTGGATTGGGGCGCCGAATATCTCGGCAGCGACCTGCTTTCGCAAAGCAGCTGGTCGGTTACGCCGGAGGAGACCGGTGGCGTCGCCGTCGATGGCAGCAACTTCGACGCGACCACGACCACAGTGAAAGTGGGCGGCGGAGCACCGGGCCACGTCTACCGGCTCATCAACGAAGTCGTCACCGCATCCGGTCGGGTCGATAGCCGGTCGATCGTCCTCCGCGTGGAGAAGAGATGATGATCATCGCGGGACTCGCCGAGCCAATAGTGACGCTTCCCGAGGCCCAGGCTTTCGCCCGCGTCGAAACGGGTGAGGAAGAAGCATTGCTGGCCGGCCTGATCAGATCGGCCAGCGATGTTTGCGAAGCGTTCCTGGGCCAGATCGTAATCGAACGCGCTTTCACGGAAACGTTGAGACCGAGCCCGGAATGGCAGCGGCTGGATGTCTTCCCTGTGCGATCGATTTCGGGGGTAAACAGTGGCGGCGCGCCCTTGCCAGCGACGGCGTTTGCGACCGACATCGATACGAGCGGAAGCGGCTGGGTACGAATCGTCGATCCAGCGGTCAGCGGAACGGTGGACGTTGCCGGTACCGCCGGAATGGCCACAGGGCAAAACGGAGTCCACGAGGCGATCCGGCAAGGCGTTCTCAGACTTGTCGCCCACCTCTTCACTGCGCGCGACGGCGATGCCGCAGGAATCCCTGTCGCGGTGACCGCGCTGTGGCGGCCATACCGGCGGATCCGGATCTGATCATGGAGTTTGCAGGAACGCTCAAGCAGCGGATCAGAATCGAACGCCCAACCACAACACGCACGCCCACGGGATTGCAGGAGGCAGGCTGGGAGCCGGTGGCGAGCTGCCGGGCGGCGATCGAACTGGAGGGCGTCGGACCCGAAAGCGAGGCAATGACCCTGAGCGCGATGCCGAGGCTGCGGGTCACGATGCGCCGTCGCGAAGGGATCGCGATCGACCAGCGTATTCGCTGGGGCAGCCGCACACTGATGATCCGGCAGATGCTCGACGACCCGCGGCTGCCCGATCGTCTTGTGTTGAGATGCGAGGAGGTGCGCTCATGATGGACGCACTCCTGACACGAGCGACTTCGCTTGCCAGGGCGGCGCAGCGGCGGCGGCTCGAGGATATTGCTTCTGGGATGACCGCCCGCGGATTTGCAGTGGAAATCCTGACGGATGCCGTGATCTGCCGAGGCAGGGATCTCGCCCAGCGATGGCTCGGCGATCCATTGCTGCGCTTCCTTGGAAGGAGTGGAACATGAGTGCCGGCGGAGTGCTGCAGGCTGCGCTCGCGACGAGCCTCGCCGCGATCAGCGAGCTCACTGGCGTGTTCGACGGACCGCCCGCGCGCGCAATGTTTCCCTACGCAGCAATCGACGCGTCGCTCGAGAGCGACTGGAGCCACAAGAGCGGCGGAGGACGGGAGGTGCTGGTCGCCCTGACCGTCTGGGACGACCAGCCGGCGCGACTGCAGGAACTCGCCGACGCCGTCGAGGCTGCGGCGCTCGACGTCGGCGTGGCAGGAGAGTGGCAGCTGGTCAGCATCCAGCTCATCAGGCGGCGTACGATCCGCGATGTCGCTGGACCCTGGGCAGCGGCGATCGATGTCCGGGCGCGGCTGCTGGCGGTTTGATTCCGGATTCCCGCTTTCGCGGGAGTGAGGAAAATTGGAGGAGAAGACTATGGCGGCGGAACGCGGCAGCGCATTCCTGCTGAAGATCGGCGACGGCGCGAGTCCGCCGGGCTTCACGACTGTGGCTGGACTGAAGACGACCCAGCTGTCGATCAACGGCGATGCGGTAGCGATCACGAACAAGGGGAGCGGCGGCTGGCGTGAGCTTCTCTCGAGCGCGGGCGTGCGATCGGTATCGGTGGCGGCAAGCGGGATTTTCACCGGGAGCTCGGCGGAAGCGCAGGTTCGCTCGCTCGCGCTGACGGGAGCGCTCGAGGAATATCAGCTGAGCTTCGAGAGCGGCGAGCGCATGCAGGGACAGTTCCTTGTGACTCGCCTCGAATATGCGGGGGATTTCAACGGGGAACGCAACTACACGCTGGCACTCGAAAGTTCCGGCGAGGTCGTAGCGCTGTGAGCGCAGCCAATCCGCATCGAGGCGAGGCCAGCCTGCAGGTTGCCGGAGAGACGCTCGTGCTCCGGCCGAGCTTCTCAGCGCTTGTCGCGGCCGAGGAGGAGCTTGGACCGCTGTTCGCGATGGTCGAAAGAGCAAGCGAGGGGAAGCTGGCGCTGCGGGAGATTGCAGTGCTGTTCGATCATTTGTCGGCCGGCCGGCCAGAGGCGATCACGCGGGAGCGGATCGGCGAAGCTGTCGTCGAGACTGGCCTCGCGGGGATCAGCCCGACGCTGCGCGTGATTTTGGAACAGATCCTAAGAGGCAAATGAGGTTCGGCGAGTGCGCCGTACAATTGGCGGGCCATGCTTCCTTGCTGCTCGGGTGGCGGCCGGGTGAGTTCTGGGATGCGACGCCTGCCGAGCTCGCGGCGGCTCTCGGTCTGGACGCCCGATCGGGCGAGGCAATCGACCGAAGCGCAATGGAACGGCTGCTGACCCTGTTTCCCGACAATCGAGAAAGCTGATGGAAGAAGAAATTGACCGGATGGTGATCAGCGTTCGCGCCGACACCAGCGCCTTCGCGCGCGATGTCGCGAGCATGCGCGGTGAGCTCGAAGGACCGCTGGTAAGCGGAGCGGGGCGCGCCGGCAGGCTGATCGATTCCGCTCTCGCTCGGGCGATTACCAGCGGGAAAGTCGGATTTGACGATCTGAAGAAGGTCGCGCTCTCGGCAATGGCAGACATCGCGTCAGCGTCTCTTCGCGCGTTGTTCAGGCCATCAGGCGGCGGAAGTCTCGGAACGGGGCTGATCAACGGCCTTGGCGGATTGGTCGCGGGCCTTCTCGGATCGCCGGGACGGGCGACCGGCGGGCCTGTCGCGGGCGGACGCGCCTACATGGTTGGCGAGCGCGGGCCGGAGCTGTTCGTACCGTCGAGCGCCGGACGCATCGAGACTTTGCCTGGGGGCCGGTCGCGCGACGTGCGAGTGGCAATCTCGGTGGTTTCACCGACCGCCAACGAGCCGCAGGCGCTTCGCCAATCGTCACGGCAGGTGGCTCGCGCGATCCGTTCTGCGCTTCGGAAGGACATCTGAGTGAATCACTGGTTCACGAGCGCCAGAGCGCCGATCGTCACGACCTGGGTGAAAAGGTTCGACCCCCTCCACTGGACCGTGGATTTCCCGCTCGGGACGATCGCGAGCATGGTGACCGCGGCCGATGGCCATGGGCTGACGGTCGAGGCGGAATTCCTTCGCAGGGGCGATCTGGTCGGAGTCATTTTCGAGAGCGAGGACAGCCGCGCTCATCCGGCGCATTCGCGCGAAACCAGCCGAGATTATTCAAGGACGAAGCTGTCGTTCCGCTGGCAGTCGACGGGCGCGATACCGCTCGACGAGGTGAACGGTCCAACGCTCACGATCGAAGGGCGCGATTCCTCCGGCACCCCGAAGAGCTGGTTCGTGCGGCTTTGGAATTATGCCGAAGGGACAGCCGACGACGCGGTAATCACCATTGATTTCGATGCTCTCGACGGCGGCTTTTCGCTCCCGGCGGACGCGGACCGGGTCGAGCCCGGCGACATCGACAGAATGTTCATCAGCATCGTTCCGCCCGATTATGCCGGAGGCTCGCAGGAAATCCGGACGGCGCCGGCGCAAGTCAGCGTCACGATCAGCGACATCGCTTGTACAGGTTCCAACAGCGTCCTTTCCATCAAGGATGCCGTCGCGCCCGAGCACTGGGTTCGAATCGCGACTGCCTATGACGACATGTACGACGTGCCGCCCGAGCGCGTGATCGACACGATCGAGCGGCTCGGGTTCCGCGGAACCATCAACCACTACGTCGGCATGAGTCATTATTTCGCCTTGGGCGCAGCCGGGATTCTGGATTCGGGCCGCACCCTCAATGCGGCGGCGCTTGCATGGCATCGGGAGCTGGCGAGGGTAGCTGCGGAGCGCCGATACGGCCTGATCTGGTCGCTGTCCTACGAGATCCTCGACAGCTTCTGCCCGGACGCGTGGAAGCAGCGCGCATTCGACGGAAGCATCGGGCTTACCTCCTGGGATCCGCCTTCGGCGCTGGTTTCACCCGCGAATGCCGAAGCGATCGCTTATCTCGGCCGGGTCGCCGCAGAGCTGGCCGGTATTTCGGTCGAGTTCGGGCTGGAGCCGCAGGTTCAGATTGGCGAGCCGTGGTGGTGGACCACGGCCGACGGGGCGATCTGCCTCTACGATGACGCCGCAAGGGCCGCGTTCGGCGGCAGCCCCGTCGAAATCGCCAATGTCCGGATGGCCATGTCGGCCGAGCAGCTCGCGCTGCTCGATCGGGCAGGCGAGTTGCTGGCGAATTCGACGGCATCGATTTGCGATGCGGTCAGAGCCGCCGTTCCCGGGACGAAGCTGCTTGCACTGGCGTATCTGCCGACGGTGCTCGAAGCGGAGGCGCCCGAGCTGAAGCGGGCAAACCTTCCGCTAGGGTGGGCGAAGCCGGCGTTCGACGCATTCCAGTTCGAGGATTACGAGTGGGTCACCGGCGGCCAGACGAGCAGGCGAGCCGCGGCTTATGCAGAGGTCGA